ACATCGCCGTCATTCGAACCACCCCTAGCGAAACTCTCAGAGAAGATCGCATTAGCCTGAATAAGGTCAATGTACTGGTGGAACAAGTCAATGAAGACATACACTTGGCTGACAAGATTGCCAACCATAACTTCCACATCTTGTAGAAGTTTAATATCTTCTTCGCTGAGTTTATCCTCCCAGAGTTTCGTCTCCATCGTCACTTGTAATGTCTTGTAAGTCTTCATCACTTCGTCTATCTTCATTATTCTGCTCATTGACCTGCTCCTCTGTATAGTCCCGCTCTTTACGTGGGCGTTGCCCACCAAGAAAGTTTAGTAGATTGTTCACTGCACGATTGACACGCATACGAGATGCATCTTCACTGATGTCAAGTTCTTTGGCAAGAGTTACATTGTCGCAGCCATCACCAAAGCGTAGATAGATAATTGTTAACTGTTCATGAGTTAATCGAGCCAAAGCCCTCTCAATGTCAGCCATCATGGCAAACCAGTTACCGCCCTCAGATGCAACTTTCTTGCTGTTAGTAAATCCTAAATCTGTCATAGCAGGTGCGTTTCTATCCTTACGCAACACTGCTGGCAGTAACGCTTCTACAATCTCACGGTCATAGTAGTAGTTATCCTCTACCTTGTAGCCCACAGCCTGAGCCTTCTGCTTCTGACAGTAGTCCTTGGCAGCATTACGCAGCGACCTAGCAATCAGTTTGATTGACTGCTTACCTTCTAATTCTTCCCACGTCTTAACCTTGTTAGGGTGCTCCAAGAACCATATCCATAGTTCCTGTCGAATATCATCAGCATCACACATGTGATACTTACGTGAGTATTCGTAGGCAATAGCAGCGACTACGCCAGCATATGTTTCAGTAACTACCACTTAAAAGTCTTTCCATCAACAGTAAACGAATTGTTAATGATTGGTACTAACTGTGGTGTTACGTTCTTACCATCAACATGAAGTATACCGAAGCCCTGTTGCCATGTGAATAGCCCAGCCTTCACGTACTTTGCATTACGGTAATCCATCAAGTTACCAAGTTCCATGCCCCAGATAGTCTTAGGCTTACCACCACGATATGTTTGAGTCTGATGTGTGAGACCCATGCGATGCGTGTGACCACACACTACGGACATACCTGAGCGCTTTGCAAGTCCCAATGCAGTAGCGCCAGCCGTAGGCTGTACGTTGCCTTCATCGCCATGCATAAGCAACCAGCCAGGGGCTAGTTCATATGGGTCTTTGTGATATTGAATCTCAAGTTCATCAAGACCAAGAAAGTTCTCTAATTCTAATTCAGGAAGTCCAAGGAATCCCGGTGCTCTCATAGCAACTGTGTTAAACAAGCGGTCAGTATGATTACTACGCACCATGTGTTCAACTGTTAAGTCATACAACACTTGACGTGTAAGGTCACGGTCACGACCAATAGAGCGTTCATACTCTAGTTCGGTACCCTTACTCCATTTACTGATTGTCTGCATATCCATTTCGTCTCCACAAGAGACGACAGTCTCAGGTTGATACCATTGAATAAACTTAGCCACTGCTTTAGTGGCTTCTACATCGTGATATGGAACCTGCAAGTCGGAGATGCAAACTATATTTTTCATGGCTTCTTTTTAGTCGCTTTCTTTGTAGTCTTCTTAGCGCGACGCTTATTCTCTAGTCCCACATTCTTACTTTTGGAAATGGTTCTGAGGTTCGATATCCTGTCGTCGCCTGCTCGTCCTTTGTTGTTCTTGTGGTCGACTTCTGTTTCTCTTGGTAAGGATTTACCTGTGGCTTTTTCATAATCCACGCGAGCCTTGTTGCTAGAAGTAGTAACAGTAGTGCCATCTTTCTTTTTGCGCTTGAAGACATATATTGGTCTCCCACCATTTTGCTTGCTGCCTTTGTACGGTCCAAATATTTTCATTACTTAACTCTCACTTCATTAACTACGAATGGAATCTTTCGAGTTGATGCAAATCCCCAACCATAAGGGTCATCGACTACTTCTGTACGATACAACACATCAGTCATATCTAAGTCTTCAATAAGACCTGACTTAGTAATAATCTTTTCTAGAAGGTCAACCTTATCCTCAAGTTTAGCAATTGTCTCACGCAAGTTAGTAACTCTTGTGCCTAGATATTCAACTTCATTTTTACGCTTACTCATTTGGCCATTTCCCTTTCAGTACGAGTATAGAAATTATAGCATAGTTTGCTAGGTCACGGAAAGAATCCTCAAGGGATTCATGTGCTGGTGCATCGTGACGGTTGCTATCCAGCAGGTGATTGATACGAGCCATCTTATCATGCATACGCACACGAAGCCCGTTGATAGCACCACCCGGTGCCATTGAGATATTAGTTGGACCGTAGTCCTTGTGCTTGGACAACAGCAAGTTATTCAACTCATCTGACACTGCCCACACTTCTAACTCTAGGTCAGTAGGTTCATGGTCATCCATGTCAGATACGTTAAAACCATTGTACAGCACTGCTTTTACGGCACCCATCTCAGCCTTGTCCATTCTCTCTTAACATCCTTTCGATGTTTCTAATTCCCATATCTGCTTCGTCAGCCACGATGGACTCCTCAATGAAGTCATCTAGTTCATCACTAGAAGCGTTGACGAAAAGGAATGCTGTGTCTTGTATAATTTGATATGCATCTTCAAGGTCTCCATGATTGACTGCATCAGAGATGACTTGAAGGAATTTAAACAGGTCGAATGAATGCTTAGGCGTGACTCTTACATCCCATGTGAACTCAACGCCACAGTGGTCAAGAAAGTCAAACAGGTCTGTAGTATCATACTCACACTCTGATGTCTCACAGTGGAGCAGTCCGTCCTTGTCAGGAAACAGCATCGATAACACTTCCAATCTTTTGTTGAAAGAAGTCTACACCATGTTTGAGATACATGCTGTTTACATCCTCGCCATCAGGCATCTGTACTGTCACTAGGTTTCCTAGTTCTTTAGCAAGATGCTTAGCGAAATCAGTACCGGCACTATCACCATCAGCAAAAAGAAAAACCTTTTCGAAGTCTTGCAGAAGACGTGTGTAATGTTTCTTCCAATTGTTAACCCCGGGCACCCCCACCGAAGGTATCCCACAAGCCATATCAAGCGTAATCGTGTCAATCTCACCTTCACAGATAGAAATATATGATGAGGCTCGGAAGAATGCACCCACGTTATAGAGATGCGTCGTAGCCCCAGTAAGCCCCATATACTTGGGCTCTGATAAGTCCATCGAACGAAATCTAAGGTCAACCACGCCCGAGCGTGTAACGTACGGAATTGCAAGTCTATTGGTGTAGTTTTCATGACCCGTCAACGGCTCTAGCACGACGCCCAATCGAGCGCGAGTTGCCTGCTCTAGAGTTATTCCCCGCTCTGCGAGATAGTCCTCCGCCTCGTGTAGAGCGCTGTGGTAAAACTTTGCCGCTTTGGTTAAAGATTCTCTCTGCGATATTGATTGCTTCACGAAATTCAACTCCTTCTTTCTGCATAATTATAGCATATCCATCGCCCTTCATCTGGCAAGCAAAGCAACAGAAAGCATTATCGTCTCTAGTTGCCGATGCAGATGCATGACTGTCATTGTGGAATGGACACTTCATGCCAAACCATCCACGACGTGTTGGTACGTTGCCACCATAGTATTCTAAGATGACTGCTATATCGGGTTTATCATACTTCATTTGCTACCTCAAGTACTTCCATGATTTCTTTTCCAAGGTCATATGGTACACGAGAACGTTCAGTTGCGTTTACTAATGCTTGAGTTCCTGATGAAGTGCCACGAGGAGAGGCTACGTGACACGGTGAGCCATTGTTGCATGGCTTCTTTGGTGTCCAACCCGGAACGTTGCCCCATAGGTCTGTAGGCTTCATACGAGTGTCACCGTACTGACAGTAGGTAACAGTTCTGCGAATATAATCCTGCATCATTGGAAGTATTCTGAGCATTCCTCTAGGGTTCTCTATCAACCAACCATACTTCGGGTCTAAATCTTCAATCAAATTTAGTGTGTGCTCAACCAAAGCCACACCCTTTAAGGCTCCCGGTGTCTTCGGATAAGCAAATCCATCTATCTTTTGCCAATGCTTAGTCATTGATGCAACAGAGAATGCTGTGCATGGCGGTGACGCCCAGATAAAATCAGGACGACCATACTTGGCAAGCAACTCATCTGCATTGAGGTTCATAATGTTTACGTGTTCAGTAGCAACAAAGTTGCCATCAATCTCAAAAGAAATAACAGTGTGTCCGGCATCTTTAAATGCCTGAGTTGAACTACCAGTGCCAGAGAACAAGTCATATATAATCATTTATCTAACACCTTCCTAAGTAGTGCTACCCATACATGTACAGGCATAGTCGCATACCAATCTCCAGGATTACCCCGTCCCTTTCGCTTGTGCACGACTACGCCTGTCCACGCCTTGTCGTTAGTCATCTCGACTATCAACTCTTCTGTCCAACCAGCCAAATCCATCTTAGCATGGTTCTTTATCTCAATGGTAACTCCGGGTATACCAGAGATATCACCTTTGTCGAGGGTCGCGCCAGCAAGTCTACGGTCTACATATGGAAACCATTCCTTGAGGTATTTTACTACATCTCGTTCGGCTCCTGCACCCTTAGCCTTGGCAGCGCGACCACCCATTATTTAGTACCAACCATTACGATTGTGAAAGGCTAATGCCCTCGATGGAGTATCGTAGCGGTGTTGGATATATTTCAATCCTAATTCAATCTGACGTGCCATAGGAGTTCCTTCATCCATTTTTAACATCTGAGGTATTCCGTAGGCGGTTGAGTGTGGGTTATCTGCTGTATAATCCCAGCGAGATTCCCTATTCCACAAGGTGAAGAGTGCTCTCCACTCGTATTCACTTTTGTATATTGCAAGTGCTTCTTGTCTGCCAATCTTCTTGGCAAGTTTCTTCATATCCTTAAGAGATACGAAATGTAAGTTCTTGCAAGTTTCGGTTGCTCCAATAACTATTGCTTGACTCTTCTGGAACATCGCACCCACAGCGTGAGGCAAAGTTCCCACAAAGATTACAGCAGCCATTATCCAAGCGTATGTTGTCAGTTTCATTATTACTCCTCAATTGGCGCGGTTGCCTGTGTTCCACAGTCAGCACACTCCATATCTAGAAAATACATACTGATAGTACCATACTCATCGAATGATACTTTCAGGTTCCATATGAAACTCCCACAGATGCATATCGTAGTAGGTTCACCACGGATATCCATCGCCCTTGTATAATCTGGTTTTAGTTCTGTTATACTTTTAGTCATCGTCTACCCATTCATCAGGGTCTACATTAGTAGTAGGAAGGCCCCAATTGGGGTCTGGAATGATGGGTTCAAATATACTCATATTAACCTTTCAGCGATGTCAGAGACATCCATATATTCGGGGTTAAAGTTTAACCAATAGGCAGTGTTGCCTGATGGGTCTGCCTTACCGTACCGGTTCTTCACTGGTGCTATGGCAATAAAGCCGGGAGCATCAGTACCCACGGTACAGATAAGAGCAGGTAACTGTGCAACCATGCCCTGCAAAGCAGAGCGTGGCTGACACGGTGTACCTGTGTAGGACTCCTTCGTATGATGAAGTACTACAACAGCAGCGTTGGTATCTCTTGCGAGATATTTTAGTTCTTTTAGAGTTGAGCGCATGTTCGCAAACTCTTCTCCCCCATCATTAGCAATATCCATAAGGTTATCGATAACTATGAGAGTCGGCGAACAGCCCCACAACTCCTCGAAAGCAGATACTTCTTGGTCAAGGTCATCAAGCGTTGGGCTTGACTCAAATGACCAGAAGATATGCCCCGAGTTCTCGTTAATGGTCTTACGGCTACCAGCAACATCAGTCTCCAGCATGTGTTCTGCATCGGACTGAGGCTTGCCAGTAATCATAGACAGCAGGCGCATAGCCATAGTGTGAGCATTGGTATCAGCACTCACGTAAAGTGTAGGAACCTTGGCACGAAGCGCAAGGGCTAAAGCAACGGAAGACTTGCCAGCACCGGGAGTACCAGCAATCATCGATATTTCTGCACGTCGAAATACGATTTTGTTAATATCAAAGGTACGGAATACTGTCGGTAGCGGTTCGCCACCAATGTCTTTCGTGCCTACGGCGCGGGCAAGTGTTCTCATTGTTTAGAAACTATTCCAATCTGCATCGCCACGGCGAAGCCATACTGGCTCGCACTGGTCAGGAGTTCCCTTTGGTGAAGGGCACATGTATGCCTTCCAAGGACCCTTAGCACCGGAACCTGTACGCTGTGACATTTGTCCATGCTTACATG